GTTGCCGACATCGGCGCAGGAGCCTCCACACTTTCACGCGATGTTGCTTTTAGAGGTTACTTTGCGCCGAAAATGATTGACGCCAACCAATTCATGCTGATTCCTCAGGCGTAAGCCCGAGACAGGAAAGGTAAGCCAAGATTATGGCTGCCTACACGGTCACACATAAACAGCTCACCGATAACTACGCGGTCTTACAGCTTCTTACTGAAGCCGAGATTGAAGTCGGCGCCAGTGTTGTTATTACTGGAGTCGATGCAACTTTCAACGGAACCTACATTGTCTACGCGCTACCGCATTACGCCTTCTTAGGTACGGACGACGAAGGCGATCTGCTCTTTGATCCTGCGATCTCCATTCCTAATCAAGTGCTTTATGCAAAGACCGCCGCCGATGTAGCGCGCACCGCTTCTTCTGGCACTCTGACAATTACTCAAGTCTGCACATGGGTCACAGCTGCGAACATTGAAGATTGGCTCGGCATTGGAACCGCTACCGCTGGAGACGCCGCATTCCTAACAGTGTGCGCGGCTGCTGCTTCACAGTTCGCGTGGCGCCGCAGAATGGAGAGCGGCTATGTGGACTCACTCACGACCGTTCCTTCACAAGATGTCTTCCTCGGAACCCAGATGCTGGGCGGAAGCTATTATCGACAAAGGGGATCCATTGATTCCTTCGCTTCGTTCCAAAATATGGGCACTACTCCAGTCATGGGATTAAACGGAATGATCCGCCAGCTCCTAGGGATTGACCGTCCGCAGGTCGCCTAATGCCAGTCCCGGTCTACACCGATCTCTTCAACGCTGGATTCGATGAGCTAGTCGCAAAGCTCTCCACGGTCGTAGGGCTCCAAGTAAATAACGATCCCAGATCAATAACTCCGCCTTCCGTTTTTGTGAACATTGATTCGGTAGACGGATACAACTTCAATGTGGCAAAACTTAACTTCACACTCCAGATCATCACGCTCGGCCCGGGCAACCTAGACGCCCAAAAAAGCCTGCTCAATATCCTCGCCCAGATCTACGCGCTAAACATTGGCATCGTCTCTGGGCGTCCTACAAATGTAGACATCGGCGGATCTACCCTGCCCGCCTATGAGCTCTCGGTAAGCACTTCCACAAAGACCGCCTAATCCACACTCTCCGCTTCATTATGTGTCAAACTAAAACCAACACTTCTAAGGAGTAACCACATGGCATTCTTATCAAACCCAGTTATCACGATTGATGGCGAAGACTACACAGGCTTTTGTACATCCATAACAATCACCTCGGAAAAAGAAGCTCTTGAAGACACCGTCTTCGGAATGACTGCCCGAGAGTTCCAAGCTGGGCTCGAGTCAAACACCGCAGAGATCACATTGTTCATGGATTACTCCGCTGTAGGTGCATGGCAATTCTTGTCCGCACTGTACGGAACAAAGTTTGAAGTCAAAGCAAAACCTTTTGACGCGGCGATCAGTGCCACTAATCCCGAGCTAGTTCTAAGTAATACTTACATGGCAAGTCTTGACCAAATTTCCGCATCGCTGGGAGAGCTTCAAAGCATTACGATGTCCACGCAGGGCGGCGAATTTACAATCGATACAACACCGTAATCTTCGGCCTTCCTTGGCCCGACGAAAGGAAACATAATGAAGCTCAAGTTAAAACTTGTCCGCGATGGCAAAGAAGAATTTCTTTGGACGAACCTTTGGTCAATCGCCGAATGGGAACGCCTAGAGAATCGTCGAGTGTCTGACGGACGCGGGATCGGCGTCTCGGATTATTGTTGCTGGGCTTATTCATTGCTCGCCTTGAAAGGTGAGACACTTCCTTCTACTTGGCGGCAGTGGCTTAAAGAGAATCTGTCTATGGAATGCGCGCCAGTAGGGGAAGAAGAAATGCCAAACCCTACGGACGCGGCTACAGGCGACAACTCGCAGAACTTGTAGTCGCGACCGGGTGGGCTCCCACTTTCTACTCTGACACTTTCGACACGCGAGATTTAACTACCATTATCTCAGTGCTAGAAAAACAGAATAAGAAAAGGTGACATGGCGGAAGGACTGAATACCAAGGTAGAGATCTACGGACTTAAAGACGCCATCAAAAAACTGAACTCCGTTGAGCCCGGACTTCGTAACCAGATCGCAAAAGACTTTCGTAATGTCGCCAAGCCTGTCATCAATGACGCGCTAACTCTTATCCCTAACTCCATTCCGTTGTCTGGGATGGGACGGAAATGGACTACGCCTTCAGGCTTTAAGATCCTTCCTTGGGATGCAGGAAGAAAACAAAAGATCTCCGCCAAAATCAACACTAAAAAGGTCTCCGAGTTCCGTGGACAGATCCGCAATGTGGGCGTCTTTAACATCATCTACTCGGGATCTACTGGAACACTCTTTGATATGGCTGCGACTGGCAGACTCGGCGCAGCACTCACAGCGCGCTATGGCAACCGATCAAGAGTAATGTGGAAAGCAATGGAGAAGAACCAAGACACAGTTGAATCAGAGATGCGGCGAATCGTGGAGACTGTCATGGACAAAGTTGATCGGAATGTGGTCGAGTAATGGCATCAGTAAACATCCCAATCATCTCCGAATTTGACGCCAAGGGCACACAGAAGGCGATCAAAGAGTTCCAGTCGCTTGAAGGCGCATCCGCCAAAGCGCAATTCGCAATCAAAAAAGCAGCTCTTCCAGCCGCCGCCGCTATCGCAGGATTAGGTCTCGCTCTTGTAGGTGCTACCAAGGCGGCTATGGAAGACGAAGCCGAACAGGTACAGCTTGCGCTTGCCTTGCAGAATGTCACTGGCGCAACCGACGCACAAGTCAAAGCATCCGAAGACATGATCTCCAAAATGAGTTTGGCGTCAGGCGTCGCAGACAGTGAGCTTCGTCCGGCACTGGCATCACTTGTCCGAGGAACCAAAGACATCGAGGAAGCGAACCGCGCGCTAGCACTTGCACAGGACATCTCTGCGGGATCAGGTAAAGACCTTGCGACCGTCTCCGATGCTCTTGCTAAGGCTTACGGCGGAAACATGAAAGGACTTGCAGCATTAAGTCCCGAGATTAAAGCAATGATCAAAGACGGTGCATCCCTTGAAGATGTAATGAATGTCCTCGGCGGATCATTCGGTGGAGCATCCGAAGCGGCTGCGAACACTGCCGAAGGCGGAATGAAGCGTCTCGGAATAGCACTTGCCGAAACTAAAGAATCAATCGGTGCAGCACTGATCCCAATAGTCGAAGCATTGATGCCGCACTTAATCGCCTTTGGCGCATGGGCACAAGACAACACCAAAGTCTTCTTGATCGTTGCAAGCGCGATCGGTGGAATCGCAGCCACCATCCTGATCTTGAATACCGCTATGAAAGTTTATGCAGCAGGACAAATGATCGTGAACGGCGTAGTCGCAATCTTTAACGCGCTACTACTAGCGAACCCAATTACGCTAATCATCTTGGCAATCGTCGCATTCATAGCGATTCTTGCCGCGCTCTACTTTAAGTTTGAGTCTGTCCGAAAGATCGTAGACACCGTCTTCCAAGTAATGCTCGCAGGCGGTAAAGCAGTCTTTGACGGACTCACTACCTACTTCACAGGGCTCTACAACATCTTTAAAACACTCTTCAACGGCATAGCGAAACTATGGAATAACACAGTAGGCAAGCTTGCTTTTAAGATCCCCTCGTGGGTACCCGGTCTCGGCGGCTTTGGCTTTGAAGTCCCTAACATTCCTTACCTCGCAGAAGGCGGGATCGTGACAGGGCCAACGCTTGCAATGATCGGCGAGCGCGGCCCTGAAGCGGTCATCCCACTATCGGGACGCAATTCTGGGATGGGCGGAAACTACACCATCAACATCAACGGCGGTCTCGGCTCCAGCTCCGACATCGGAACGGCAGTCGTGAACGCTATTCGAGCATTCAATCGGACGAACGGCCCCGCGAACATACAGGTCGCCTAATGGCTGGAGTAGCGGTAATTGGATCAGGTAACTACGACTTAGAGATTGACACAGGCTACGACTGGAACGCCTTCACACTTGACGACGCTCTCAAAGGCGAACTAGATAATACCGAATATGTGCTCGACGGTACCTCACAATTCGCAACTGTAATGAGCGGGACTACTGCTCTTAGTGCAAAGCGCGGACGCGCTAACACTGGCGACCAATTTGCCTATGGGACTATGAGCTTCACATTAAACGACACTTTTGCGGACGGAGTGTTTAATCCTTTTGACACAACCTCGCCTTACTTTGACCCGAACAATAATCAGCCGGGGCTTGCACCTCTTCGAGAAGTCCGCTTTTCCAGATATGACTCGCTCAATGTAAAGAAGTATTTGTGGGTGGGCTACATCGTGAACTACGACTACACCTTCACGCTTGGCGGATTGGACACAGTGACCGTAAATTGCGCGGATTTCTCCTACCAGCTAGGACAGACCTTTCTTGCTGAATGGAATGTCACCGAACAATTATCTAGCGCGCGCTTTGATGAACTACTAGACCTGCCAGAAGTGGACTATAAAGGCGCGCGAAGCATTGAGACAGGCGTTGCCACTCTTGGCGGATCTGCCGCTTACACGGTCTCCAACGGCGTCTCCGTTGCCGCCTATGCCAACAAAATAAACGAAGCCGAGCAAGGCAGAATTTTTGTGGATCGAGAAGGCACTATCACCTTCCAAAAGCGAATAGGACAGACGCTTGGAATCCCCGTCGCCGAGTTTCACGACACAAACCCAGCCACACAAATTGGCTACTCCGCTATTGACATCTCATTCCAAGCGGACACAGTTATCAACCGCGCATCCATCCAACACGCTGGAGCAGCATCGCCACAAGTCGCAGAAGACCTAGTCAGTCAAGCCGCCTACCTTGTGCAGACTCGATCTATCACAGACTCGCTTCTGCACAATGACGCCGCAGCTCTTACACTTGCCGAGTATCTAATCAGTCCAGATCCCGAAGCTCGCTTTAACTTTTTGGGAACCGAGTTCCCCGGACTATCCACAGCCGATCAAGAAACACTTGCCCTATTAGATGTAGGAGATCTAATTAACATCCAAAAGTCAATTACTACTTCGGCAGGCCCTACCCAGTTTGCTCAAGATTTGACCATTGAAGGACTTGAGCACAGGCTTACTTTGTCCGCTGGACATGCAGTCACCTACTTTACTTCGCCAACAACTATCGTCTATGAGCTCATCCTGGATGACTTGGTGTATGGCACACTTGACGCAGAAAATGTCTTAGGATAACAACATGCCAATTCCACAATTTACAGTAGGGCAAGTTTTGACCGCCGCAGAATTGAACGCGATGGTCGATGCGATTAACGCGGGAGGCGCAGTGCAAGTACAACGATTTACAGCAAGCGGAACTTTTACACCGCCTGCCGGTGTCACTTATGCAATCGCATATATTCAGGCGGGTGGCGGTGGCGTTGGCGCGAGTTCGGGTGCTGGTGGCACATCATCAGTGGCTTTTGCTGCTGGAACTATAAGTGCAACTGGTGGAGCTAATTCAAACTATGCCAATGCAACTGGCGCAGATGACAAAACAGTCGGAGCCGCTAATAGTGGCAACGCTGCTCAAGGAGTAGCAGCTGGCGGACTTGGCTTTATGGGTATCGCACAAAACGGCGCGCTTATTACTGGTGGCGGTGTTGTCCCGCCTGCCGTTGGAATAACGGTCACAGTAGGAGCAGGCGGTGTCGCTGGAACATCAGGCGCGGCGGGCGGATCAGGTTATGTCTACATCGAATATCAGGGGAGTTAATTATGGCCGAATACGCACAAGTAGAAAACAACATAGTCGTAAATGTGGTTGAAGCGGATGCTGCATGGATAGCACAACAGCCGGGAGAGTGGATTGAATACACGGATGCGAGCCCTTGCGCTATTGGCTGGGATGTAGAAAACGGTGAATGTGTTGTACCGCCTGCGCCTATTGAGCCTTAGTTTATTTTTTGCGCTTGTCTTAACTGCTTGTGCAGATCGCAATCGTGAAAACTGCAACACTACAAAAGCAAAAGGACTACTAGAAAGGCGTTGCACATGAACCCGAACAATCGTTTGACTAACGAAGAAATTAAAGCTCGACTTATTCTCATTGTAGGAATTGGACTTACTGCATCGTTCGTTATGGCAATTGCATCACTCATTTTCGGATTACTTTTTGTCGTGCAACCTATAGAGCAAAGCCCTAATGACGCAGAAGCATGGGGAGTGTTATCGCCAATGCTGATGACTCTTGCAGGCGGCCTTATAGGTCTTTTGGCAGGGAACGGGCTCAAGGATCGTCCTAAAGATCCGCCAACAATATGAGCGTAATTCCAGCAAACCCAGCAGTCCCGAACTCGAGACCGTACACAGGTAACTCGGACGGAGCCGCAGCTGGGCCGCGCGCAGGAATGGACGAATGGATTCGACAGGCGATTAAATACGGCGACGGAGCCTTTTGGAACAATGGGTCTTGGGGCGTAAGAAATATGCGAGGATCCGAGAATTTGTCAGTGCATGCCACAGGGCGCGCGGTAGATCTTTCATATCGCAAGTCAGAGCAACATCCGAACGCTAATCGCAAAGGCACGATGGACTTCTTTAACATCGTCACAGCGAACGCCAACGCGCTCGGACTTGAGTGCATCCTCGACTACCTACTTAAGCCTTACGGACGCGGATGGCAATGCACTCGACAAGCATGGAGCAAATACTCAAAGCCAACCATCCACGGCGCACCCGGCGGAGACTGGCTGCATGTAGAGATCTCGCCTGCTATGGCAGACTCTCCAGCCCTTGTCAAACAAGCCTTTCAGAGAGTGTTCGCCGAAATCCCCCAATAGCGCACACTGATCCTCTATGGTCGAAGTACCG